AAAAGGGTTACTATCAAAGTTTTCACTGTCAAACGGCACAGTTTGTTCTACTGTATAAGAATTTATAATTTCTAAAATTGATGTAGGTATTAATTTAATCGATGTACCTACACCTTCTACATAGAACTCTCCAGTAGAATATTCTACAGGTGTTACATTACCTTTAAATGCAACTTTCATACCGTTGCTTAACGCCATACCGCCAGGTAATGTATATGTTTTTTTGCCTAATAGATCGTTTTCTACATTAATATAAGTATCCTGATCAATAGATAATATTTCAATCGCACCGCCTAAATTCAAATCTGTTTCGCTTTGATAGTATAAAACTGTAGGAGCATCTAAGGGTACTGTGAATGTAATTGTCCCATTTTCTACACCATAATTATCAATAGTCGAAATAATATATCTATCATCGATACCTGTACTTCTAGCAGTTTTAAAACTAAAAGGATTACCTGGGCTATTAATTTCAAAAATGTATGTTTGCCCTCTATATAGTGTTAATACAGGATTAAGAGAAAATCCGTTTGGTGTAAACAAATATTCGTTATTGTTGATTTCAGATTGTATTTCTACAGTATATGTACTAGTAATGGCTAACTGTTGTCCTGGTATTACAATAGTTTCAGGGCCATATGGTTGCCAATAATAATTTTGAAAATTAACAAACTTATCCCAATCAATATGTGGGTCCCAAGAATAAAATTCTTGTTTATTTAATCTAGCATGATTATTAGTATTTCCGCCAAATACCCTAATTTGATTAATATAGTCTTGATAATCTTTAAAAAATGTAGTATTTCCAATACTATCTTCAACTGTAATTGCAGGTTCTAATTGGTAATGTTGTCTAAATCTATCGGCAGCATTTACGTAGATATCAGTACCATTTGCTGATTTTGCATTTTGTCTGCCTATATAACCATTTACTTTTTTAACTGTACCTGTTTGAAATAATTGGTCAATAGTTGCTTGTAAAAACTTTTTATTAGCAATAGTTTGATAAAAATTAGGTAATAAGTTTGCACTTAGCCCGTCACGACCGATTGGATTATTGCTATTAGCCATTAGTTACCCCGAATGTTGCTGATGTAATGTTTTGTGAAGTAATGATATTACTTAAATTTTGTCCTGTTGTTGTTTTAAGGTTGTCACTAGTCAACCCAGATACAATAACAATATCAGATGCTTGTGCACAGCTTACAAATATTTGGTTACTTGGACATTGTATTTCGAATAAACTTCCGAAATATAAACTATTTTGCTTAGGTACAATAACAAAATTACTAACATCAGGCGTAAGTTGATTTATTACATACGTTGCTAATTCTGTAAAATAAAATGTATCTCCGAAATTCCAATTTTCTAAAGCAAAGAACTGATTAAAGGCTATAATTATTCTTGAAATAATATCATTATCGCTTGCTGTACTACTTGGATTTTTGACAACATTAAATGTCGCTTGTAAATTTAAATCTGCTTGAGATCCAAATAATAAGATATAACTAACAGGGTGATATATAATTTCGTCACTTATAGATTTAATTAAATTTAAGTTAGGACTTAATATACTGTTTAATTCAGCACTACTTGGAGGCAAAGGTTGGCTAACATTAGCACCCGATAGCCATTGTCTGAACTTTGTATCATAATCAACAGTTAATACATATATATCCATGATATTACTTGCACCAGGATCAATACGACTATCATAGTCTGCATTATGAATATATTGGAATTTTAATTTATCACGTCCTACATATACTTTATAATCTAAAGTTGGAATTAAAGTAGCAGTAGATGCATTATATTTTTTAACAACTTGTGTATCTACAAAATAAAAATACTGTCCATCATTATAAGACGAATATACTTTAGGATCTGTAGGTAAAATTACAACTATTGTATTTGCAGGATCATTGTATACATATCTGTAGTCTTCCTGTCCTAAACTAATTAAGTATTTTTCTTGAATAATGTATTTTGTTAAAGGCAAATAATTAGGCTCTACAATATCTAAAAATAGTTGAGGATTATCAACAATACCATTATTTTCAGAATCTGCAAAAGTTACAACAATTTTTGTAGGATCTACATAACCATCCAGCCCAATATATGCGCTAGTAATTTGCCAGTTTAAATCTGTTGTAAAAGGATATGTTCCTAGTGTGTCGGTTAAACTTTTTGGATGCGGATTAATACTTAAAATTTTTAAGCTATCAGTAATTGTACTGCTAGATACAATATCATAAATTTTTAAATTACTATCAAAGTAAAAAGATATTTCGCTGTCGCTCTCAAATATGTATCTCAACAATCTAGAGTTAACTGTATAAATTTCATTATTAGTAGTAAACAATAACATCCAACTTGAATCTTGTTGAGTATTTGTTGTATCACCTTGGTTAGCAAGACTAAATGAATTAGCTACATTTAAATTCGATTCAAAGACTATTTGCCAAGTTTGTGTTGCTGAATCATATCTTAATCCAAATGTATTATTTGAAAAGATTAAATCTATCATAGTTGTTATTACAGAAGATCCAATTGTAACAGATAAATCTGGAATAATTTGATTAAGGATAGCATTGCTAGGAACAATTTTATTTAAAATAATAGAACCTAGCCCTGTACTACTAAAATATCCAGCACCATCACCAGTACCATCGCCTGTAATGGACACCACTTGTGCCCATAGATAACTAGTAACTCCAGTTATATTCGGAGTTGTAACTAATTGATTTCTATTTGTAGTATCAAAATAATAACCTGCAGGAGCAGTAAATTTTATTAACGAGCCAGTTGTAAAATATTTTAAATCTGTTGTTGTGTAAGATGAAACTTTGTACGGTATTGAAGTTGATGGGTTGCCTACATAACCAGTCGAACTATTACTGTCAGATGTATAATTATACCAAGATATATTTAAACTTTCATTAATATAATTAATAAAATTAGCGTAATAAAAATTTCTCAAATCAGGATTGTCTAGCAATTGAAAAATTTGATTGTAAATTATACCTTCAATATCTGTCTTTGTAAGATACGAGAATGTCGATGTACCAACATAAGGTTCTCGATAAATTATACCGTCATCAGCAAATAAATTAGTGCTACTATACTTGCCAGTCGGATCCACTAGGTCAAAATAGCGACTAATACCACTACTAGTTCTATTAACAGATTTTATTTTAGCAACTAATTGTGTAACACTAAGAGGACTAATATTATAGTCTTCTCCAGTAATCATCCTGTTTTGTGTATAATATGTCTGCGGTGCATTTGTTTTAACACTAGCATTAGTTTCAGATGGGCTACTATTACTTACAGATGTAACTAATCCAAGTGTTAATGATAGTACTTCAGGTTGTCCGCTAGCAGATGTATAAGGAATACCAATACTAATATTCAATATATCGCCTGGATTAATAGTATAAGAAAGGCCATTGCTTATTCTATAGTAAATTCTAAAATTGCCTAATGGCAATTGTCCAAATGTACCATCTGCAAATGATAATGTTATTGCATCGCTTGCTCTTGAAATAACATTGTAAATAGTTTTTACATTACTATTAAGACTATTATAGATAATATTATTACCAGTTAATGCAGGTACAGGTGTCCATAATGTGTTTTCTAATCCATTGCTTTGATTTAATTGATATAACCATACATCAGTATTATTAATGTTCTGAGTATCTATATCGATTGTTTGATTGCTAGTTGGTTGCGTAACATTAAATGTTGCTTGATTTAACACACCTTGTTTAAAATTAAAAAAGAAACCTGTAGTAGGGCTTCCTGCACCGTATCCATCGTCCTGGTATACACATGCAATATTATTACCAATTTTAGGTGCTTCTTCGTAGATAAATGTTTCACCAGCGAATGTTGTACTAGTTACTTCAAAATCCATGCTTCTACCAGCAACTGGTTTACTAAAACTATAAATCGGAACGCTAGTATTATTAGCATTGAATCTGTATTGCGCTGTTGGAATTCCATAAATTGTTGCCGAGTCTACTGGATTTCCAAATTGTTGAGTCTGTGGCAATGCCGCATTAATTATTTTAATAAACTGGTCATACCAATTACTATTACTAGGGTCATTCCATGTAATTGTTTGCCCAGATAAATTTATTCCATTACTATCTAATACATTTTCTGTTGTAGAAACTGTTGTAACTTTTAATAAACCACTTGCAGGTACATTTCTGTTGGCATTATAGCCAATCATACGTGCTAGCCTTAGCACACTATCTCTACGTTCTGCTAGTTCTAAAAAGTTTTCACGTGCATTTAAATCAACACGGAACGCTATACTTTGACCAACAAACGCAATAAGATCAATTAGAGCAAGGTATTCGCTAGACTCAGTATAATCATTGAAATCTTCAGGAAAGTTTGTTCGAATATAATCTATCATTGTTCGACGCAAATTATCAAAGTCATAGCTTTGGAAATCAGCGTTCTTAAATGATTGATAAATTTTCTGCCAATCTTCACTAACTAGCAGGTTATTTTGTCTATCCGTTGAGCTCATAATGAATCCTAATAAATGTATTTATTAGATCAAATTATGTGGGTATTTAAAGGGAGGTTGTTAACAAACCGTTTGTTTGATCAAATTTTAACTGAAGAGATTGGCTAATGTTATAGGGCAAATACTTTAATATACATTGAATCTGTAATCCAGTTTCGTATGGTGTAATTAATATATTACTAGCTTGTATTCTAGGGTCATAATTTAATATCTGATTAACATTTTGCAATACAAGATCTTTAACTTCTTCCGTCAATGGTTCGAATATTAAGTCCCATATGATTGTTCCAAAATTAGGTTGCATTAATCTTTCTCCTTGTCTAACATGAAAATGATTTATTAAATCTTGTTTAATTAATTCAAAATCATATAAAGAGAAATTCTCAGTCGTTTTGTTAACTGAACTAAATCCCCTATACATTTTAGGAGTAGCATTGACAACTGTAGATTTCTTGGGTATGGTAATTTTATTGTATAAATTCGATGCCATTGTTAATCTGCTCCTTTGATTCTATTAAATGTATCAGTAATTGTCGAATATGTTTGCCATGCTGAGGGGACAGAATCAACACTACCTGTTTCTCTATCTGTATTTGTCGGTGTAAGGTTTGCTGGGTCTAAATTTTCATGTAAAATATACGGTTCGGTAGTTGGTAT